GGGGGTGGGGGGGTGGCCCCCCTGCGCATACCCCCTCCCCCACAAGCCAGCGTTTACATATGGAAATCAACATCCCACTGCGTATTACAGTGACCAGTGGTTTGTCGGGGTTGGGTGGGCACCAACGGTCGGAGGTATGGAGTGTCTGCTAACATAGCGGCATGGCTGCAAACTCAGGAGCCGGTCTTACCGGCAACACGCAAACTCTTACCGGGACGGCGGCGCAGATCGTCGGTCCGGCGTCTTATTCTCGCCGTGTGTGGGTCTACAATCTGGATACTGCTGACGTGTACGTTGGTGGTAGTTCTGGGTTGACGACCTCGAACGGGTTCCCGGTTCCGGCTGCGTCTGGCAACGAGTCGAACGTGTTCGGGCCGATTGACCTGCCGCCGCAGGGCGAGTTGTGGGGTATCGGTGATGCTTCGGCTGAGATCCGGTACCTTGTTCAGGACGGTGTTCCATCTATCTAGTTAGGAGATTCTGATGCCGATGGTGAAGGGTAAGAGGTACCCGTACACGAAGGCTGGTAAGGCTGCTGCTGCTCGGGCGAAGAAGAAGACGACTCGAAAGAATCGGTAATGCCTGCCAAGAAGAAGGCGCCTGCGAGGAAGAAGGCGAAGTCTCGGGTGAACGAGGCGGGTAACTACACGAAGCCTGCGATGCGGAAGCGCATGTTCAACGAGATCAAGGCTGGCGGTAAGGGCGGTAAGCCTGGTCAGTGGTCTGCTCGTAAGGCGCAGATGTTGGCGAAGCGTTACAAGGCTGCGGGCGGGGGGTACAGGAACTGATGCCTAAAGCTAAGTCTCAGAAGTCGTTGGATGCGTGGACGAAGCAGAAGTGGACTACGTCTGATGGTAAGCCTGCTCGTCGTAAGGGCGGCACGACTCGGTATTTGCCTAAGGCTGCTTGGGATTCGATGACTCCGGCGCAGAAGCGTGCGACGAATCGAAAGAAGCAGGCGGGCTCGAAGAAGGGGAAGCAGTATGTTTCCAATACGAAGGCTGCGAAGTCTGCGTCTAGGCGTGCTAGGGGTAAGTGATGCCGAAGAAAGCTGATCCTCGGTTGAAGCGTGCTGGCGTGTCGGGTTACAACAAGCCGAAGCGGACGCCGAATCATCCGACGAAGTCGCATGTTGTTGTGGCTAAGCAGGGTGACAAGATCAAGACGATTCGGTTTGGTCAGCAGGGTGTGTCTGGTGCTGGCAAGAATCCGAGGACGGCGAAGGAGCGGGCTCGTCGTAAGTCGTTCAAGGCTCGCCATGCGAAGAACATTGCGAAGGGGAAGATGTCGGCGGCCTATTGGGCTAACAAAGAGAAGTGGTAGGATCGGGGGCATGCCCTCGGAACATCCCAACACGAAGTTTGATGCGGAGGCTCGTGAGAAGTATCTCACGAGCCTTCGCCGTGGTAACTTGAAGTATGAGTCTGCCAGGATGGCGGGCGTTGCGTATCGTACGGTGGAGCGCCGCCGGGCTGATGACGCCGAGTTTGCTGCTGAGGAGCGGCATGCGTTGGCGCAGGCCCGTGAGGGTGTGGAGAAGGTGCTCTACGATATGGCGCAGCAGGGTGACCTGGGTGCGATCAAGATGTGGTTGACGGCGCATGACCGTTCGACGTATGGCGAGAAGAAGCAGGTGGAGATTGACGCCACACCTAACGCTGTTGCGTTGTCTCAGAACGAGGCGTTGGCGAAGGTGGCGGAGTTGCAGACGACGTTGGAGTCTCGCCGGTTGGCGTTGGAGGCTGACGGCGATGTGATCGACGTCGAGTCGGAGGAGTTGTGAGATGTTCTTCGACTCTGAAGACGACGACCTGTTTGTGTTCTACTGCGGGTGCATCTTCTACTACAGTTTCCCGGATCTGACGTTCTACCCGTGTTCTGATGATTGTGTAGTGATCGAGGAAACGAAGGAGTCGTGCGCTGAGGAGGGATTGTCGATCAAGTGGCTTGACGATGACCGTGATGACTTCTCGGATGAAGATGTCCTTCGGGCGTACAACGATCCGGATTGGGATGACGACTAATGGATGTGGCTGCTCGTGAGGCGTTGTTGTCGATCCCGGAGTCGGATCTGGCGGTTGCGAAGCCTGAAGAGATCGAGTTGTATGCTCGGGCGTTGGAGTTGCATACGCAGATGCTGTCGCCGCTTGACTATGCGGTGTCAGTTTCTGACGCTACCCGGTATCGTCATATCGAGTTGTTGAACCGTTGGATCATGGCGCTCATGGAGGGGCGCATGTATTTTGACGGGCCGGGCCCTGTCCCGGTTGATTCGGGCGATGTTGACGAGGTTGGCCGTCCGATTCTGGTACATCCGATCCGGGGCGACTCGCCGGTGTACAACGTGGCGATCTCGATGCCGCCACGGCACGGCAAGTCGTTTCTGGTCTCTGAGCATTTGCCTGCCTGGTTCTTGTCGAACTATCCGCAGTATTCGGTGTTGTTGGCTTCGTACGAAGCGACGTTTGCCAGTTCCTGGGGCGGCAAGGTGCGGGACCATATTGTTGACCATCCCGAGTTTGGGATCGAGGTGACGGGCGGCCGCCAGTCGTCCAAGATGCAGTTCGATCTCGAAGGCCACCGGGGCATGATGAAGTGTGCCGGTGTGGGCGGCCCGTTGACGGGTTCGGGCGGTCAGCTGATTATTGTGGACGACCCGGTGAAGAACGCTGAGGAAGCGATGTCGGCTACGATCCGGGACGCTCAGGAGGCGTGGTGGCATTCGACGCTGTACTCTCGTCGTGAGCCGTGGGAGGACGGCACGCCGTGCCGTGTGATTCTGATGGCGACCCGCTGGCACGAGGACGATCTGACGGGTAAGCGTGTCCCGGAGGAACCCAAGATGGGGGACAACTGGGCAAAGATCAACCTGCAAGCTATTTGGACTCCGAGCGACGATGAACCTGCGGACCCGTTAGGCCGTGAAGAGGGGCAGGCGTTGTGTCCGGAGCGGTTCACTGCTCAGGACCTGATCGAGATTCGGGACGGGTCCGCTGAGGGTTCGATGTGGTTCCAGGCCCTGTATCAGGGCGTGCCGTCGTTGGATGACGGCAACATCATCAAACGGCCGTTCAACTACTACGAACTTGAGGACGGGATCTATTCGACGACGGATGCGAACGGCGCTGTCGAGTACGTCGAGGAGTACGACTGCTACCGGTTCGCTACGTTGGACGTTGCTGGCACGGACACGAAACGGTCGGACTACACGGTGATGACCGTGTTTGACGTGTCGAAGGAAATGCCTCGCCGGTTGTTCCTTCGGGCGGTGGAGCGTGAACGGATCACGACCGAGCATCACGAGTCGTTGGTGTTGGACTGGTACGACTATTACGGGTTGCAGGCGATCCACATTGAGGACAAGACGTTTGGTACGAACTTGATCCGGCGGCTTGTTGGTGCGCCGGGTGTGGTGGTGCAGAAGTTGAAGGCGGACACAAACAAGGTGATCCGGTCGCTTCCGGTGCAGTACGAGATTCTGAACGGTCTGTTGTGGTTCCCTCGGAAAGCTGACTGGTTGGGCGAGTTTGAGAGGGAACTAACGAAGTTCCCGAAGACAACGCACGACGATCAGGTTGATGCGTTGAGTTACGGCGTGCAGGTGTTCAAGACGTTGCCTGCGTGGGTTGCGCCTAGCCGGGAGCCGGTCACGATGGAGGAGCGGTTGGCTGCGCACCGGGCAGAGCTGGCCGGTAGGCGAGCCACTAAGCGCCGCAACATCCCGGTCATCGGCAGGTGGTGATCTGCTATGATTCTGGGAGCCCCCTAGCATTGGAGTAAACGTGGCTGTTTCGCACGCCTCATGGACGTTGATTGCTGATTATGGTTTGGACTCGCAGTTCTTTCACTGCTCGACGTGCGGCATGCCGCACCGTACCGGCACGGACGAGCCGGTGTTGCGCGGCAACCACATCGACATGGAAGGGTTCTATGACATCTGTGTCGATTGTGCCAGGCACGCCGGTAAGCTCGTGGGGCTTATTGACCCTGAACAGATCGACGCTGCGGTTGCCGAGAACGTCGAGTTGAAAGAAGCGAATGATGGATTGGCCCGTAAGTTGGAAGCGGCCCAGAAGCTTCTCGAAGCGTACGAGACGGCCGAGGATGCAGGACTATGATTGGGGCTGTGTGGGCGCTTGCCTTGACGAATGCTGCCCTCGTTGCGGCGATTGTTGCGATAGTCCGGAATGCTCAGGGTGAGCGTGAGCGGCTGACTGCTGCTGCTCTTCAAGCTAATCATTTGCCTGACGCTGCCCGTAGGGTCGTGAAGTCGCAGGAAGATGAGCGGGTCAAGGCGCATCTGAAGATGCAGAAGGAGTTGATGGAGAACGGCGGGATCTTTCCCGAACCGCCGTCCGTCAAGAAGCCTGAAGGCATTTAGGCTAAGATTGTCGCATGGCTGACACCTCTACGTTTACCTCCACGTACGGAGGCCAGGACGACAACGCCGCCGAGATTAGTTACCTGTATTGGGAAGCTGTTCAGGGTCTGCGGTCAGAGACCCGCGACTACTGGATGAACCACTCGTTCCTTCACGGATACCAGTGGCTGTACTTCTCTGAGAGCGCCGGTACGCTTGACGAGATCCCGTCAGATCCGGAACGTGTTCAGGCCACCGTAAACCGGATGTGGCCGAACACTCGAACGATTATTTCTACGCTGATGCAGCGTGAACTTCAGTTCGAGGTGCCTCCGTCGGCGGCCGACGACTCGCATGTGCGAGGCGCCCGTCTAGCGGAAACGATTGCCCGTACCGTCTGCCACGATCACGACTGGGAGTCGTTGCGGGAGCATATGTACTATGCCGTCATGAAGGGCGGCACCGCTGCGATGTGTGTCGATTGGGATCCGGATCTTGAACCGACCCTGGCAGACGACATGCAAGGGTCTCCTGACATCAAGGGAGACACGTACGAGGAACACCTGAACATCACCCAGTTTGTGGTGGAGCCCGGCGCTCGTTACCCGGAGAAGGCACGGTACTGGATCAAGGCCGTTGCGTTGCCGCCGGAGCAGGTGAAAGAAATGTTTGATCTGGAGGAGCTGCCGCCTGCGGACGCTACCGCCGGTCTTGCCCCGTTCCACCGCAAGTTGATGTCGTTTGATCGTGGCGGCGATGCTGAGCTGACCGACCTTACGGCCGTGTTGACGTACTACGAACGCCCGACGAAAGACAACGAGGACGGGCGGGTATGCGTCGTTGTTGACGACAAGGTCGTGTTTGATGACGTGTGGCCGTTCCCGTTCAAGGACCGCCTGAACCTCGTTATTGTTCGTGAGACCCTGCGAGAGAACCGGTGGACGGGCGACACGGTGCTGACGGCTGCTCGGCCGCTTCAGACGTTGATGAACGTGTCGTGGTCAAGCATCGCTGAGCACATGAAGCTCGCAGGTAACGCCCGTCTGATGGTGCCGTACTCCAGCATCGAGATGATGGATCAGCTCACCGACCTTGCCGGTGAGGTCGTGCCGTACAACGATTCGTTGCCTGTCAAGCCGGACTATTTGACTCCGCCGCAGATGCCTGCCTGGTGGATTCAGCAACCGAACCGGCTGGCGGACGAGATGGACGACATTATGGGCGTCCACGACATTTCTCGAGGATCAGCCCCGGCCAACATCGAGTCTGGGTTTGGTTTGACGATCTTGGCTGAGAAAGACTCGACCCCGATCGGGCGTCTCACGAAAGAAGCTGCCGGTGCGTTCGGCCGTTTGATGTCGATGGTGCTTGCCATCTACGAAGATAAGACGAAGGACTTGAAGCAGTCTCGTCGGGCTACCGTCCGCATCCCGGGCAACGCTCCGATCGACGTGCAGTGGAACGGCAAAGATCTGCGTGGGCAGACCACGGCGATCGTGCCGAAGGAAGCTATTCTGCCTCGGTCTCGTGCAGCGTCGATGGAGTTCGCTAAAGACATGCTTCAGACGTACGGCCCGCAAGAGATCACTCCGGCTACGTTCATTGCGCTCGCTGAACTTCCGAACGGCCGAGATCTGCTGGCGGTCACTTCGCCGGACGTTGACCGTGCTCGCCGTGAGAACGCCCACTTCGGGTTGGGTCGACAGTCGGTGCCGTTTGCGTGGGACAACCACGAGATTCACATTGCGGAGCACAACAAGTTCCGTAAGACGGTCGACTACGAGATGCTGTCCAACGAAGACAAGGACATGATTGCCGAGCATATTCAGGCGCACGCCACGCTGGCGGCTGAAGAGATTGGTGATGCCCGTAACCGCACGAACCTTGACCCGGCGTTGGGTATGGCCCCGACCCCGGCCGAAGGTCCTCGGGTTGAGCCGTTGCCGCCGATGGGCGGTCCGCCGCCCGCACCGATGACGCCGCTAGGCCCGCCTGACACTGCTCCGGGCCCGGTCGGGCTTCCGACCGTAGCGGCTGATGCGTTGGAGGGAATGGGTCAGGCAGGCCCGACCCCGGAGGCTGCTGCGTCGGACATTATGGAGTTGATGCGTCAGCTCGGTGGCTGATCTGATACAATCTTCGATAGCCCCTACCAGTGACCAGGAGTCCTGATGTCAGATGAAGCAACCCCCGAATCTTCTGCGACCCCGCCGTCGCCGGAGGCAGTGAGTGCGGCCGCCGAGGCGGCGGCCGTTCCGAAGGCTCCCGAGCCTCCTGCGCCTGATCCTGAGATCGAAGAGATCCCGGAAGGCGACACGTTTGATCGTGCCTACGTGGAGCGTTTGCGTAACGAGGCAGCTAAGCACCGTACCGCTAAGCAAGACATGCTTCGTCACTTTGACGGGTACAGCGACGCTGAACGCACGAGGTTTCTTGAGCTTGCTGCTAAACTGCAATCATCCCCAGAAGAAGCCCTGGAGGAGTTCCGGGGTGTCACTAACCGCCTTGCTGCCCAGCTTGGCAAGGAGCCTTTCATGAACGAAGCCCCCACCCCTGATCCGATGCCGGTGTCGGAGCCCGAACCGGTTGATGCTGGGTCGGCGTTGACCGCTAGCGACGTTGAACGTCTCGTGACCGAACGTCTCGAAGCTGAGCGTGCTGCTGCGGCGCAGCAAGAAGAGATCAAGTCGACGTTTGCTGAAGCTGAGGCGTTGGACGATTCGTACAAGGACCCGACGGTCAAGTCGTATTTGTTTGCTGTCGCTCAGCACAACGGTACGGATCTTGCTGGCGCTCACGAGATCATTCAGGCGCAGCGGCAGGCTGCCGAGGACGAGGCCGTTGAACGGTACCGGCAGTCGCTGCGTGAGGGCGGCACCCCAGGCCACCCGCCCCGACTTCCCGCAGGCGACCCGGCTACCGCCACCAAGAACCAGGGTCCCCCGAAGACCCTGGAAGAGGCCCGTGCCCGTGCAGAAGAGCGCTTCCGAGCCACGTACGGCAACTAATAGCAGCCCTGCATAGCACGACGAAAGGCCGCCCTACGGGGCGGTCTTTCTGTTTGTGCTACGATAGACGTCATAGGCGCAGCGGCTGGCCCAACGCTCCTAGTGCAGCAGACGGGACTGGATCCTTGAAGCTCCCCAACCCAAACCAAACCTACGCCCTACGAGGGCAGAAAGAGGAAAGACCATCATGGCTCTTGACTTTTCCGCAGCCTCGGCTGCACTCAAGGAAGATTACCAGCCCGCTATTCGTGAACAGCTGAACCAGAACATCATGCTTCTGGCGCAGGTGGAGACGAACACTGCGGACGTTGAAGGTGAAGAGGCGGTCCTGTCGCTTCACACCGGACGTAACTCGGGCGTTGGCGCTCGCGCCGAGTCCGGCACTCTCCCCACCGCTGGTCAGCAGGCTTACACCAAGGCTCGCATCCCGGTGAAGTTCAACTACGGTCGCATTCAGGTGACCGGCCCGATCATCGAAGGCATGAAGTCGGACCGCGGTTCGTTCACCCGTGCCATCGACTCGGAGTCGAAGGGGATCGTTGCCGACCTCAAGCGTGACGTCAACCGTCAGTGCTACACCCCGTCGACCGGCATCATCGGTACCGCTGTTACCGTCGTGACCGGCGCTTCGGGCACCATCGTGTTCGGCACCGAGGCTGAGGCCCGTCGTCTTGAGGTCGGCATGCTTGTCGACATCTACGACGGCGACTACGCTTCGGACGACACCGGCGTTGAGGTTACCGGCGTGAACGTCAGCACCAAGACTGTCACCTTCGACAACCTTGATGCTGCGGTCGACGCTGGCGACTGGATCGTGCGTGCGGGTGTTGTTCCGGTTGCCATCAGCTCAAAGGCTACCGAGGACTCCGCCAACGAGATCCACGGTCTGGAAGACATCATCAACGATGGCTCCAGCACCGCCGGTCACTCGGGCGGCATTGCCAGCCCGTGGCTCCACGGCATCGATGGCAGCTCGACCACGATCTGGTCTTCGTATCAGAACGCCGTCGGCGCTGCTCCGACCGACTCGGTCTTTGAGGAAGCGATGGACGAGGTTTACCTCGACAGCGGTCAAGACGTTGACCTCATCGTCACCTCTCACAAGGCCAGCCGGGCGTTCGCTGCGACGCAGAAGTCGCAGAAGCGTTACATGAACAACCTGGATCTCCAGGGCGGCTTCAAGGCGCTTAGCGTCCAGACCGGCCGTGGCGAGGTTGCGCTCTACCCCGAGCGTGACTGCCTTGACGACGTGGCGTTCCTGCTCAGCACCGAGAACGTCATTCAGTGGGTCATGAGCGACTGGTCGTTCATGGACCGTGACGGTTCGGTGCTCAGCCGTGTGGCGAACACCGATGCCTACGAGGCCACGCTGTACAAGTACCACGAGCTTGGTACCGACAAGCGTAACGCCCACGGCAAGCTGACCGGCCTGACCGTCTGATCCTGATTCGTGGCGGGGGCTTCGGCCCCCGCCCGGGTCCCGACCCCGAAAGGAGGGCCGCATGGCTCTCACAATCACCAAGTCAGCAGCAGGCGTTATGGGCGACAAGCGGTACTTCATCGGTACCGTGGCGTTCGACTCCTCGTACCCCACGGGTGGTGAGGCTATTGCGGTCTCCGACCTTGAAGGGTTCGAGGTCCAGATTGACGCACTAATCATCAACGCTCAGTCGTCGCTCGTGCCGACGAAGGTTGTCTCGTACGACCCGTCGACCAGCAAGCTGGTTATCAACGTCGAAGACGGCACCTCGGGCATCAGCGCTGAAGCGGCTAACGCTTCGGACCAGTCCGGCGTTGTCGACGTGCAGTTCCTCGCTTTCGGCGAGTGATCTGACAGCTACCTGTCACTAAGAAGGCCCGGGCTTCGGCCCGGGCCTTCTGCCGTTGTGGTAGCATGAACGCCATGCCCCTGAAGCCTGTATTTGACCCCCGCCAGCAGATCGCTGACCGTCTCATCCGGCCGTTGCGTGAAGGCAAACCGGAGCTGGGATGGCAGGGTGATCCGTCGCTGGTTCTCGTGTTTGAGCGCATCTCGAACCGGTGGGAGTTGTGGCGGCACGAGCCGCTGCAAGGCGAACCGGATCGTCACATTATGGTCGCTAAGGGCCCGGTGGGGCAGGACTTGAACGAGGATGCGGTCAACTTGTTGATTATGCGGCTGCGGGATGCGGACACGCACCGGGGCGGTAACAGTGCCGAGTCGATCGTTGAGAACGCTATTGCGCACAACGACCGGTTGACGAAGAACGCTAACGCTAAGGCAGCGGACGCCATTGCTGAGCCTTTGGCTAAGTTCTATCACGAGGCAGGCAAGGCGCTGGGCGTTACGCAGACTACGTTCGGGTTCTAGGTGCTAGACTCGTAGCATGGCTACGCAGCTCTCCGAAATCCGCACCGAGATCCTTGAAACGGCCGGGCTGGCGTCCGACGACTCCCGCTTCCCGGACGCTACTATGAACCGCATCGTCAACCGGGCGCTGCGGGCAATCAACGCTGAACGTGATTGGCCGTGGAACCAGCGGCAAACGAACCTAACGACCACCGCTAACGTCCAGTACACCAACTTTCCTACCCAGCTGTCTAAGGTGCTGCGGCTGGAAATCGAAGGCCGTAACTTGCAGCAGGTGACCCCGCAGGAAGGCGGCACCTACTCGCAGTTGACCGGCGAGCCGCACGTTTACTGGGTTGAGCACGACAAGATCCACTGGGGCCCGGTCCCCGACGGTGCGTACACGGTGTACTGCGCCTACCACGGCTACGAAGACGCCCTGTCTGCCGACGGCGACACCCCGAACCTTCCCGACCGGTACATTGACTGGCTTGTTCAGACCGCTCTGGTCCAAATTTCTCAACGTATCCGAGACACCGACCTGTACTCGATGGCTGACCGTGAACGTCGTGCCTGGTCCCGTAAAGCCGCCGACGACGCCCGCAGGTCCGCTGCATCATCAAAGGTGAAGTCACGAGACGATTGGTGGATCTGACATGAAACGCTCCGTGCGCACGTACTCGGAGTGGCGTCAGGGTTCATCGGCTTCGGCCGATCCAGGCAGCTCCGAATACAACAGCGAGAACGCTCAGGTTTACGAGAACGGCAGTCTTGGGCCTCGACCGGGTTGGAAAGCTATTTCTGACTCGGCGGGGACCCGTGTCTTTGACCCGGCAACCGACTCGCTGCTGGGCCTGAGCTGGTATCAAGAAACGGACGCCGCCGAATATCTGGCGGTCGTGTTCGACGATGCCGGTACCGCCAAGTTTGACACGCTGCCGTTAGCGTCCCCGACGTGGGCTGCCGGTCAAACCCTGACCGACCTGGCAACCGGCGCAGACAACCTGTACCCGCCAAACTACGACGACACCGCCAAGGTTCTGACCTCGTTCGACGGGTCGATCCTGTCCGCCCTCGGCCCTCATCTGCTGTTCGCCACGGCCAGCTCGATCGGCACCGTCGCAGCGATCACTACCGCCGACGGTGACGCCCGATCGGTGACCGTCAACCGAGAACGAGCCTACTACTGGGGCATCAACGCCCGCCCCGGACGTATCTACTACTCCAACGCCGCCGACTTCTCGACGGTAGAAGCAACGTCGTCGTTTGACACGAACGCCGACGTTGACTCCTATGCCGGTGCTCCGACGGGTGCGTGGTCCGTAAAGAACGCTCTGCTGATCGCCTGCAAAGACAACCGGTGGCTTGTCCTGACCGGCGCCTCGCCCGATACCGGCTCGCTCAAAGAGCTAGGGCAAGACGTTGCCCCTATCCACGGCACCGCTACGATCGTAGACAACCAGCTG